GCCTGGGCGATTGGGGCAAAATCAGAGAAGTATTGGCGCGAGGATTATCAGCGTGCCGGGGCGCTGAATGTCCGTGAGCCAAACACGCCCAATGTCGAAGAAGGCATTGACCGCTTCGGGCTGCTCATTCGGCAGCATCGGGTGTTGGTGGCCGACGACCTCACGGACTTTCGAGATGAGATTTTGCGGTATGCGCGAGAAATCAAGGACGGGCAGGTAACAGACAACATCAAGGACAAAAGCAATTTTCACCTGATGGACGCGGCGCGATATTTTGGCGTGTTGGTGGTCAAGCCGCCCGTGTCGAAGCCGGATATTGGGACGGTCAGGTGGGCTTAGTCGCCTTATAGAACAGTCATGCCATTTATACTAATGATAACGGAAATTATCATGGAGAAATCGGTTTACCCACGTTCGTCGTAGCGGTCAGGTTCGTGGTAGAAAGCGGGTTCGTCTTCTTCCTTAAGAAGGAATTCATAGGCCGCTGTCCAATTCTTCCCCAACAGGCGGTAGTGATTTTCACCACCCACCACAACCCCGTGACACGCCTCCTCGAAATGCAGGGATTGATGGTTTTCATCCGGCCATAGCGCCCGCGCACGCTCTAACATCTCAAGGTACTGTGCCAGTTGTGCTTCTGTGGGCGCGTTAGCAATCTCTACACGCAAATCTCCGATGACTTCCTTTAAGCGGTCAATGACGCCGGGCGACAGAGTCGAGGCGGCAATAATCCTGAAAATCTCGTTGACCTCGGCATTCAAGGACTCTACAGTTCTTATCGGCATTTGCTCGGTGTTGGTGTTTTTATCCATGCCTCTCATTATAGCACAAATAGGCGTTACCGATAGAAGCCCCTTACCTATCCACAATGGGAAGGTAGGACGCAACGTTGTCGAGGCCGCATGAGTCTATCGGAAATCCTGAATGCCTTAAGTGAAAATCTCCCCCTCTCCCGGCAAATGTCCGTTACGGCATGGGCAGCCGACCAGGAGATGATGGGTCAAAAGGTGGCGCTGTTCCGGCAGTACAAGGACGGCGACCATCGCTCATTTCTCACGCCTGAAATGCGCCGCTTGCTGCGCCTGACCAACGCCAACTTCCCCAACGGCGGCGCCAACACCATGACCGAATTCAACGACAACTATTGCGATGTGGTGGTGCAAACGCTGGCAGACCGCTTGCAGGTAACGACCATCGAGGCTACAGCGGTTAAAGAAAGCGAGACCGAAAAGCTGCAAGTGTGGGTGGATAGCGTGCTGGAAAGCAACCGTTTTGACGGGATGCAAATGGACACGCACGACTCGACCATCACGGACGGCAATACCTATGTGATGGTGAGTTGGGACAACCCCACCGACCGCTATCCAGAGGGGCGGGTATGCTTCACCCTCGAACCGGCCTATGACGGCGACCAGGGCATGATTGTTTTATATCGTGAGCCGGGGCAATTGGCGGCGGCCTTGAAAATCTGGAACGTGACCAGCGTGGGCGGTCAGACAGCGGACAGCAAGCGCATCAACATTTACTACCCTGACCGGGTGGAGAAGTTTATCGCCAAAGAAGGCGGCACACCTGCCCCCTACATCGACGATGGCAAACGTGAGAACGTGGAAAAGTATGTGACGGTGGACGGTAAGCCCATCGGTATTCCGGTTGTGCCGTTCCGCAACCGCCGCAGCAAATACCATGATTTCGGCATTAGCGAACTGGAAAACGCCATCCCATTGCAGGACGCGCTCAATCGTAATCTGATTAGCGTGGTCATGGCGACGGAGTTGACGGCCTTTCAAATCCGTTGGGCAAAGGGCATGAAGCCGCCCGCGGATGTCACGCCGGGTATGTGGGTGTATTTCAATCTGCCGGACCCAACAGCCGACGCCATTGAATGGCTGAAAGCAGTAGAGTTTGGGACGCTGGAACAAGGCGACGTGACCCCCTTACTGGACGCGGCACGATGGTTGAAACAAGAGATTAGCAACACCACGCGCACGCCCGCCCCGGAGTTTATGGGCGCGGACGACAGCAGCGGCGAAGCCCTCAAGCAGCGCGAGAGCGGGCTGATCGGCAAAGCCCGGCGCTTCCATATTTCCGGCGGCAACAGTTGGGAAGATGTAATCATGCTGGCACATAAAGTGCAGACGGCCTTTGGCAAAACCAAGCCGCCCGCCTACCAACGCTTTTATACGCGCTGGCGTGACCCGGAAATTCGCAATGAGAAGGACGAGATTGAACTCGCGCTCAAGGCGGCGGATCGGATTGGTGAGGAGAAGTTCCTGGAGATTTTCGGCAAGCGCTATGAATGGGACGCGGACACGGTGCAGGACATCATCGACGCCAACCAGAAACGCAGCGCCGAGAAGTTTGAACAGGCACAACAGCAGTTTAACGCCTTCCCGCAAGCGAAGAATGGCAACGGGGCGGGTATCGAAAACGGGTTAGCACGCCGCACCAGTGAAGTGTCGGCGATGAGCATTTATTAGAGAGGATAAGCAATGGCAGACATCAGTGTAACCGCCGGGAGTGTGGTGGCGGGCGCAAATGCGGTTATCAACACGGGCACGGCGGGGGCAACCATTACCGCCGGGCAGGCTTTGTATTTGGACAGCGTAACGGGCACGTTGAAATTGGCCGATGCCAACGCCAGCACCGCTACCGCCGATTGCGTGGGGATTGCCCTGCACGGCGCATCGAGTGGACAGCCCATTCGCTACGACACCGAGGACGACGATTTCACACCGGGCGCAACCTTGAGTCTGAGTGTGGCGGCGGACAGCGGTGTGTATGTGCTGAGTGGCACGGCGGGCGGCATTGCGCCGATGGACGACCTCGCGTCGGGCATGTATCCAGTGGTGCTGTTTGTGGCGAAGTCCACTACCAAAGCGCGCTTAAAAATCGTCAAGAGTATAACGACGGCGCTGACCGCCTAATGGACATCTACGCCGAATTCAAGGCACGCTTGGAGCGAGACGTGGCGCGGGCATTGCGCCACTGTCAAGTCTCCGGCCTGGATGTGACCGCGCTCAATGGCGAGACGCGGCTCACGATTGCCGATGGGCAGTTGGTGCACGTGGAGATGCCGGGGGATGTCGAAGCGGTTGACCCGTATGAGGATGCACCAACGGGTGTCTACGAATACGAGACGCCGAAACCCAAGCGCAAGAAATAACTAAATGACCCTCAACATCCCGAACCTGCCCCGCCCGGCGGAACTGCTGAGTGACTTACTGGACAGCGGTTACACGCAGGCAGCGCGTCAGGTTATCGGGGCGATTACCTCCACCACCGAAGACGGCCTGATTGCCCGGCGGCTGCGCGAGTTCGATGCCCGCGCGCGAGAACTGGCCGACGCGGGCTTGTCCGTAGATGCCAACGACCCAGTCTTGCGGGCGCTATTGGCTGATTTTGGCGACGAACTGCGAAAACAAGCGGTGCTGATTAACCGTGCCGCGCCCGATCTGGTGGACTTGGGCATAGACGCGGCGGGCAAGTTTGTACGGCAAACCGCGCTCCCCGGCTTCGGCGACGAGGATGTGTTGGCAACCTTTGGCGTGCAGTGGAACACCCCCGACCCGGAGGCCGTGAACGCGGCGGTCAACTACACGGCAGGCGCGGCATGGGAGACCGAGTTAGACCGCTACGCGCTGGGGGTGGAACAGCAGGTGCGCGAGATAGCCTTACGCGGGATTGTCTCAGGGCGTGGGCCGCTGGCGATTGCGCGGGATATTCGAGACGCGGTTGAAAGTATCCCCACGTTTCAAGCGAATAATTTAATGCGTACTCTTGAACTGGTCTCCTTCCGGCAGGGCAACGCCATTCATCAAGTCGCCAACAGCGATATTTTAGCCTACCAAATCCGTTACGCCGCCCTCGATAGTCGGACTTGTCTGGCCTGTATTGCGCTGCATGGTACGCGAGTGCCCATCGGTCAAGCCATTATTGACCATTGGAGCGGGCGCTGTGTCGGGATTGCCGTCGTCAGGGGCTTACCTGACCGTGAGATTGAGACGGGGATTGAATGGTTCGGCAGTCTCTCAGAGGAACGCCAGCGCCAGCAGATGGGACATGCCAACTTTGAGGCATGGAAAGCGGGCATTGTGCAACTACCGGACTTTGTCCACCACCAAGACGACCCGCTCTTTGGGGACATGCTGCGTGAAAACTCGCTCAAAGGCATACTAGGGGACTCGGCGCGGATGTTTTACAAACGCTGATTTGTGCTATAATTAAAGAGAGAAAAGACGTGTCTCTGCGCTGCGGAAACAGCCAGAGACGTGAGTAACCGTTGGAGCGGTCACTATGGAAAGTGTACCACACAAACATTGTCTAGGTTGCGGTGTCCTTAAGCCGATAACCGAATTCACCAAAGAGAAACGCGGCAAGTATGGTGTCAAAAGCCGTTGTCGTGAATGTAAGAAGTTATATCAACAATCCCCGCAACGAAAGATTGTCACAAAACGCTATCGTCAATCCGATAAGGGTAAGCAAAAACGGCGAGAAGTGCAGCGTAATTACAATCACTCAGAGAAAGGGCAGCAATGCCGCAAGGAATACTACGCTGACCCTGATGTTAAAGAGGCACGGCGTGCTTATCAACAATCCCCTAAATTTAAGATGGAACAAAAGAGGTATCAACAATCCGCTAAAGGACGGTTGGTACAAAGAGCAACAAGCGCCCGCCGCCGCGCTCGTAAACAAGGTTGCTCTAGTGCTTTTACCAAAGATGATGTCGTGGTACAATATCAGAGTCAGAAAGGTTTATGTTGGTGGTGCAGTAAGCCGTTGAATGGAAAGTACCACGTTGACCACCGCATAGCCCTCAATAAGGGCGGCGCAAACGATGCGAGAAACATTGTCTGTGCATGTGCTGAATGTAACTACAGTAAAGGCGCGAAAATGTCTTGGGAGTGGAACGGACGATTGCTATGAACGACGGCGCATGGGTATATTGCCAGAGTGACGACCCGAAAGCACCGCCCGCTGCATGGCATTTCAAGGTAGGCCGTGAACTCATAAAAAGCATTCTCGTCGCCGCCTAATCCCCTTTTACCGATAGTGTCCCACGATACTGCTACCTTCAAGGTAGCATTTTTGTGTTTAAACCCTCGTCTCGGCGACGTAAAACCCCGAAGGATCACACATGCAGCAAGACGGCAACAGCGAACAGCCCGCAGCACCCACTCCCCCCACGCCTGACGGGGCGCAAAACACGGACAGCACAGGGAGCGCCAACACCGTACCGTATGACCGCTTCAAGCAAGTGAACGACGAACGCAAGCAGCTTGAGGCCAGACTTGCAAAATACGAAGCAGAGGAAAAGAAACGTCAGGAGAAGGAAGCGATAGAGGCCGGGGAGTTTGAGAAGGTCATTGCCGACTTGAGACCTCAGGCCGAAAGAGCGGCCAAACTCGAAAAGACGCTGCTAGAGTATCTGCAAAAAGAACTGGACGGCATACCGGAAGCGATGCGGGGCTTAGTCCCCGACGGCGACGCAGCGGCCAAACTGGCATGGATTAACCAGGCCAAAGCCGCCGGACTGTTCAACCCAGCGACCGCGCCCAACTTAGACGCGGGCGTGCGCGGGGACAGCCGGATCGTCATCAAAACGACCCCTGAGCAAGAGCGCATGGCCGCGCTTGCGAAGGAACATGGATACGATGTGAAGCCGGATGCACTGACCAAGCGCGCCCTCGAACTGGAGGAGCAGCGTCAGCGCAGACCGCAGCAGCACAAAGACAAGGAGTAAGGCATGGCCTTTGAATGGGCTTTTAACATCAGCGGTACTGCTCCTCACATTCAGGAGTTTATCGTCAAAGCATCCGCCGTCATCTCCAAAGGCGAGATGTGCAACCTTGAAAGCGGTGAAGCCGACGCAGGCGCAAGCAATGACACGGCATTTATTGGCATTGCCGTGCATGACGTGGACAACACAGTGGACGGCCATACCGTGCGCTGCATTGTCAACCGTGACGCGGTGTATTCGGTAGTGGATGCTAATGCGCGCGTGGTCGGGGTGCAGCTTGACCTCGCTTCCGGCGGGCAGGGTGTAACCACCGACAGCAATCATGATTTCGTCGTATTCCGGGATAGCTCGGCAAGCGAGGCCACGCTGGTCTACATCGCGCCGGGTGAACACTGGTTGGATGCGTAAGGGGATAACCAATGACATTAGTAGGCGAAAGTTTTACTCAACTCACCGACCTGGACCCGGTACTGACCGAGATTTTCTATCAGCATTACCGGCAGATTGTCCCCAAACGCACCGAGATTTTCGGGATGCGCACCAGCAAGAAAGCCAAAGAAACCGATCTGCGCATTGACAGTTTCGGCGACCCGGTGGAATTCAAGGGCAAGGTGGAATACGAGTCGCCTGACCGCGATTACGAAGTCACCTACACCCACACCGAATTCGCCAAAGGCTTCACCATTGAGCGCAAACTGCTGGACGACATGCAGTATGAAAACATTTTCAGTAGCGCCTCGAATATGGGGACGGCCTTCGCCCGCAAGGTGGAGAAAGATGCCGCCAGCGTCTTTAACAATGCGTTCAGTGGGGTTTTGGGTTATGACGGCAAGGTTCTGGTGGCCGATGACCATCCCCGCAGCAGCACGGATAGCACGTCTGTGGATAACAAGGCAACCCTGGCCTTGAGTGCCGCGAATTTGGAAACCGCCATTCTGCAACTGCAAGGGTTGAAAGACGATCAGGGCGAAGAAATCAGCATCATGCCCGACACCCTGCTGGTGCCGCGTGCGCTGCGGAAGACCGGGTTGGAACTGACGGGATCCCAACTCAATCCCGAAACCGCCAACAACGCGACGAATGTTCACAGCGGCTTGCGCCTGATTGTGTGGGAATACCTGTCCGATACCAACGCCTGGTTTGTCCTCGACAGCGTGATGGCAAAGCGTTATCTGAAATGGTATGACCGCGTGCCAGTGGAATTCGCTGCAACCGACGATTTTGATACCCTCATTCGTAAGTATCGCGGCTACATGCGCTACTCGTTCGGGTGGAGTGATTTCCGTTGGGTGGTCGGCTCGAACCCCAGCTAACCTGACCTCCTGAAACAAGGGGCGACCTATGCGCCGCCCCTTTATAGGAGATGGTTAAGGAGACAAGACGATGACAAATCCAACTCGGTTCACTGACCTTGACGTGACGGGTACATTCAGCAAAAACGGAACAACTGTCGATGCGGCGGTGCTGTTGGGCACCGGCGAGGCGGTGGACTTGAACGGCGAAGCGGCGGGCATCATCCTGGACGCGGACGCCAACACCTCCATTAGTGCGCCAACAGATAATCAAATCGACATCGAAGTCAACGGGGCGGATGATTTTCAGATTACCGCCAATACCCTCACGGCGCTGAGTGGCAGCACGATTGCCACCAATACGATTGCCGAGACGACAGCGGCCAGCGGTGTGACCATTGACGGGCTGCTCATCAAAGATGGCATCTGGGGAACAATCCAGGCCATTACAGGCGACGGCGCAATCACTATTCAAAACGCGATTGTGGTTGCCAGCAAAGGCAGTGCGGCGGCGTTAACACTGGCCGCCCCTACAGCGGGCACGCATGACGGAATTCGCATTACTGTAGTGGCGATTAGCGCACAAGCGCACGTCATTACGGGCAGCGTGGATGGCTTCAATGCCAAAGGCGCGAGTGGCACCGCCACCTTCGGCGGCGCGAAAGGAGACAGCGTGACCTTTGTCGCCCATAACGGACACTGGTACACCGCCTCCAAAGTGAACGTGACGATTGCCTAGTGACGAAAAGGGGCAGGCTCTTTCCCTACCCCTTTTTTGGAAAGAGGACACCATGATTGACAAGGTCAGGGTTACGGTCACAACGACAGGGGTCGCAGGCTCGGCATCGGGCAACGCCTTGACGCCGCGCCCGGTGAATGGCCGCCTGATCGCGGTGCATTTCGATTGGACATCCCAACCCGCCACGACGGACACGACGGTGACGATGGAAGGGACACCCTCGCGCACGCTACTCACGCTCACCGACACCAACACCGACGGTTGGTATTATCCGCGCACGCTGCTACACGGCGAGACCGGGAGCGCCCTGACGGGCACGGCGGGTGGCGACCGGGAGCCGTATGTGGTGGAGGATTACCTGAAAGTCGCCATTGCCCAGGGTGACGCCCACGCGGCGGCGGTGGTCGCTACCTTCTATATCGAGTGCTAGTATGACCTTCACCTACACCGAAGACCTGACCATTGCCCGCGATTACGTGCTCTTTCATAGTGGCGACACGGTAGAGGCATCCTCGTTTCTGAGTGACGCCATTATCGCGTCCCTGATTACCCTTGAAGGTAGCAACGACGCGGCGGTGATTGCGGCGCTGCGCTACATCATTACCAAACTCAGCCAACCGGACTTCAAAGCCGACTGGCTTCAGGTGTCGAACTCGACAGCACGTGAGGGGTATCAATACATCCTCGGCGAAAAGAAGCGCGAGTTTGGCCTATCAGATGCCGACACGGGCAGCGTCCACACCTACCGCAAGGACAGCTACCAGACCGAAGAACCAACCTATGACCCGACTACCGAAGCGCTGGAGTCGGGCTGGCCGTTGTGGTGGTGGGGTTAAGACATGGTCTCGAACCAAATCCTGGCGGCGTTACGGGCGACGGCTGAGGAATATCTCACCGACACCTGCACGCTCAAAAAGCGGACGGTTGTCACAGGCCCCATCGGCGACACCAAGAATGAATACACCGTTGTGGCGACGGGCGTGGCTTGTCGGCTGATTAAGGTCGGCCAGCAAGCGCAATCGCAGGTGCAGGACGCGGCGGCGCAAGACACGCTGCGCGAGATGTACAAGATTGCCTTTCCCGCCAGTACGACCATCGGCAATGAGTATCAGGTGGTCGTCAACAGTGTGACCTATGACGTGGTACAGGTGGAAAAAGCGCTGACCGACAAGTTTTTTGTGAGTGTGATTGCCGTGAGGCGGTTATGAGCGACATTACCTGGCGGTTGGACACGCGCAAACTGGATGACCTGATTGCCAACCTGCCCGGCAAACTGGACGCCATGATGCGCGGGGTGGCGCAAGAGATGACCAATGATGTCATCGTGAGCTTTAACACCTCCCCGCCGGGGCGCACCTACACGCGCGGCGGCGTGACCCACGTTGCCAGCGCGCCGGGCTATCCGCCCAATGTAGACACGGGCGCG